GGATGCCCTGTCAGCGGAAAAGCAAACAAAAGCAACAAACAACAAAAAACAAGCCATGTACATCCTAACCGATACCTTCAATCGCACCCTCATCAGTCGCCACCGCACGGCCAAAGCCGCAGTGCGGGCGCAACGGAAACACCTATCGGATATTCGCCGTAGGAATGGCGAAAACAGCTTCCTCGACTACTCAATCCGACATTCCTCCGGGAGAGATATCCAGGACGAGGTGTTGGACGCGCAGTTTCGACTCGATATGGAGCGGTAAAAATCCAACCCGCAACCATTTCACCCAATGACACAATACTCCTACGTCACCGATGCCTCATCCGGCAAAATCAAAGCCGAATCGCTTGCCGACGCATTCTCCATTCTCAGGGATCGCATCACGGACGAGATGATCCAGAACGGAGCCACGTTGTGGGTGGCCGAGGAAGACGGATCCAACCGCATTGAACTTGAGAGCGAGTAACACCCCCAACCAAAACCCACCATGACATACCATCGAACCGCCCCTTCCGAGTGGGCCAGCAGCACAAACAACAAGCGCGAGGTCAGCGAAAACTACTGGCGAAAGCAAGCCAGGACTGTGTTCGCGTCTCATTCCGCAATCGAAACCGTGGAAATTGTGTTCACCGGTCGTAAAACGGATTCCAAATTCATCAAACGCGGAAAGCAGACCGCCCCGGAGGGTGTGTGCGTGATTCTGGCGAGTACCGGCGGAAGCTGGGGCCGGTCGCGGAGGGAATTCCTTCCGCTCGTTTTGAGCAAGGGAGGTGCGTTGTGATTCAACCTCTAAAAGTGATTCCTTGCCCCGTGTGGGAGGGAAAACATGTCTGCCACGATCATCGGTGGATTGCGACCGCTGACGCTACCGTTGAGTACGCGGACAATGGAACGAACGACTGGCGGCTATCTGAGGGAAGCCTGATCTGTCAGATGCGGGACGTGGATCCGTCTTACGCCAGGCTGTTCGCCGCCGCACCCGACCTACTTTCGGCTTTGGATGCTGCGGAAGACCACTTGGTTGCGTTGTATGGTGCACGCGGCCCATTGGCTGGCGGGGAAAGGCCATTTGCGCTGCACAACCAAATTGTAGAAGCCATCTCAAAAGCGAAAGGCACCCTATGACAACATTCCGAGTATACCAAGCATTCGAAACTCTCGGAGACCCGGATTTGCGGAAGTTCCAAACCCGTATTCTCGCGGAAGCCAGGGCGGACGTGTTGCGCGATCAGATAGCGTCTATGGTATCCAGTTGGCCAACGCCCTTGGAACGGAACGCGGACTCCGGAAACCTGCTGGAATGCGAGGCGTGGAACGAGGCGGATCGCATCGCCGCCGTGCTGTACCATGACGCGACCGGCGAGCGCATCGAGGGTCCGGAGATTTACGGGCGGCTGGCGGGGAGGTTCATTGCGAACATGGCGGTCAAAATTGAAACCCTTCCCGGGTTCGTTGAGGAGATCGAATCATGAGAAACATTGCTTACGGAACAATAAAGACGCGGATCCACATTGAGCAGGATGACGCGGAGGTGCTGGTGAGCGGGTCGTACGATCTGGGCTGCCCGGCGACATTGGAGCGACCGGCGGAGCCTTGCTCGATGCGGATCGTGCGGTCGGAGACGGCGGACGGCAGGAATGTCGAACTCACGGACCAGGAGTTAGAACGCGCCATTGAAGCCCTGTGGGAATCGCTGGCTGACGCTCTCGAAATTCGGTGGGAAGGAAAGAACAACAACCAAGGCAACAAGTAACGAAAGGAAAACCATGAGCAGCGATAGCATCCAGTACAAACCCAAACAAGCGCAGGCGGCCTCGGTATCGAGTGTCCAGGGGATCGGGCGAGGCGTGATCAATAAAGCGGCGTGGGACAAGGCGTATGCCGCGTGGTGCAAGCGGCGCGGGCTGCGCGAGGTCGAGTCGGATTACGCCTACGGGAGAAGGGTGGGGCGGAACGCAAACAACAATAAGCGAGGAAGCGAAGGGGGGGATCCGGAATGAATACTACTAATCCGAACCCAATTAGTAAAGGGTGCCCCTACTTCCCATCAATCGAGGACATTAAGGCTGCTTATGGCGGACGGGTTACACGGTTGGGCAATAAGGTGCTATGGTCACCAAATCAGACCGCAGCGTTCCGGATCCAGCCGACGTGCCTAGGGTTCACGCTGGTACCCTATTTTGAGCGCGAGGACGCCAGTCCGCCGCCTTGGGCGCAACCGATTAAGGTTGAGCCTTGGTGGGAGCGTGCGAACTGGGCGTATCGAAACTGCGTGATCGCCAGGGAGTTCGGATTGTGCCGATCCACCGTGCGACAACGCAGACAGAAGCTGTTCGGGAAGGAGCCGAGGGCGAATTAACCCCACCCTCCCGCCACTCTGACACTCCCCGACAAACAAAACCCCGCCACGGTCGATTTCCGGCTCATGGCGGGGCATTTCCTTTCCGGCACTCAATCGACCGAATTCGCCGAATCGAGCCCTCCGCGCAATCTGGCGAGGTACTGCTCCATGGTTTCGTCGTTCTTTTCCGGTTGGTTGGCCACCTTATCCGGGGATCGGTCCGGTTCGGGTTCGGGTTCCGGTTCGGGTTCCGCGTTCGGCTCGCCTACGAGCTTGCTCAGTTTGCGGTCGATTGACCGGAGGAGCGTCACCATTTCGAGCATCCCTTGGTTGATCGCGTACAAGCGGCTCTTGGATTTCTTGGACGATTCGATGCCTTCCCACAGGCCGGTGACCCGGTTGAACGTGAGGATCGGGTTCTTGCGCCCTCGGCAATCGTGGAAGATTGAAAACGCCTTCTCGCCGTCGCATCCGAATTCCTGGCGGATGTAATCGCACACATCCGATCCGTTCCAATCCTTCACGCCGTGCGCGAGCGGCGGCATGTTGCTGAGTTTCGCTCGATAGGTTTCCAAGTGATTTCGATTTTTCATTTTACCATTTGCCCATTTAGTTGGTTATGGGCGGGGGGGCCTACGGACACCCCCCCGCCCCTATTGTTGTTTGAACTTTAGTGAGTGAGTCTTTAGACACTCTTTAGAGAGTTAGCAGGACCAGAGATCCCAGCTCTAGGGGGTAGCAGATGCACATGTCGAAAAGTAGCTCCTGTACCGTGCTAGGGGGTAGCTCTTTCGGTGCTTACTGTAGCTCTTTTTTGGCAAGGGTCAAGGGGCTGGGGGCTGGGTAGCCAACTCGTAAGCAATCCTTAATAGTTGCCCCCCTCAACCACCAAACCGCACCAATCCACCCACTCAATCGCCACACCTTCTCCATAAACCCACTACCCACCAACAAGTTGCAACTATTTCCAGAAATCTTTCACTTTTTCTTGCTTTGATGAGTGAGTGCTGGCAGATTGATTGCGGAACATGAAAGTCAAAACCCCTAGCGAATTGATCAGTGTGGCGGAGGCCGGTCGAATTCTTGGATGCTCGACTCCCACGATTCGAAAGATGTGCCAAGACGGAAAGCTCAAGAGGGTGCAGCTTCATGAAAAGGCTTACCGGATCGCCAGGCGCGATGTTGAGGCTTTGGTGGCCCACGCAACGATTGGAACAATTTCGGGTAATTGAGGCGGCGTATTGAGAGCTGGTTATTGCATGACCCCTTTCCCGTAACCTCATAAAAACGGGATCCATTTCAGCAACAACAAGACAACAACAAATCAAAATAAAACAATGAACAGCGAAAGCTCACTTGTAGCGGTTGGCGGCGAATCATACGCAGCGTTGGTCGATTCAATGGATGCTCTCGACCGTCTCGGCGAAACGATTGCTTATTCGGGTATGTTCGGGGCCAAAAACAAGGAGCAGGGTCGAATCCTGGCTCTCCAGTGCGTCACCGAGAAGAAAGCCCCGCTTGAGTTGGCCAAGAATTATCATCTCATCGACGGCAAGCTCTCGATGCGAGCCGACGCAATGCTCGCCGGATATCGTCAGCGGGGCGGCAAGGTGCAGTGGCAGCAATTCGACGACCGAGGCGCGAAGGCGCGTTGGATTTACGACGGTAACGATTTGGTTTTGAGTTACACGCTGGACGACGCCCAGAAGGCCGGTGCGTGGCCCGCTAAGCCTGGGTCCAACTGGGCCAAGTTTCCGGCAGCGATGTTGAGGGCGCGACTGATTAGCACGGCGGTACGCATGCTTGCACCGGAAGTGAACTGCGGCATGTATGTGCCCGAGGAATTGGACACTCCGATTACGGTTCAGGCTGAAACGGCTGCCCCTGCGGTGGTGGTCGAATCATTAATCGACAAGTTGGCCAACGTGATCGGTGAAAGAGAGGATGCCGCGAATCGGTTTTTTGTGGCATTGGGTCGCATCAAGGATGGCGAGACGTTTCGAGACTTGCCCGAGCAGACGATCAAGAACGTCTTGGCGAACCCCAGGCCGATGCTGGCGAAGTTGAACGAGATGCCCGTTGCGACCATGATCGAGGTGAAGTTGGCCGACGCTCCCGTGGGTGAAGTGGCTGAAGGAGGTGCCCGATGACCATCTACCAAGTAGCAATTTTTGTGATCGTGGTTGTCGCATCCGCGATCACCATTTGTTGGGCTGTATTTTATGCTGCTGCCGAAATCGAAGAGTCGATGTACGAGCTTAGTGATGAGACTAGGAAGGAGAATAGGAAATGAAATTCACATCAGAAAAACCAACGGAGCCGGGTGCGTATTGGTGGAACGACGAATCAGGCTTGCATCTGGTAAACGTCAAACCTAGCCCGACCGGAGAATTGTGGGCGCACGGAACAGATTGCATGGAAGGCCGAGTTGAACGCATGGACGGCGAATGGTCCGAGCGTCTTGTTCCGGTGGGGGAGGTGGAGAAAGCGTATCGGGAGGGGTGGAACTACGCATTGTCGCACGGATCGCACAGTCAAGAGCAGGCGTGGTTTACGTACCGCCGCGTTGTCGAAAGGAGGATGTGTGACAGATCTTGAAGGTCTTAGGAGGATTCGCGAAGGAGTGGAAGGTCTTCTTGAAGAAAGGAAAACACTTATGGGCTTGGTGAAAAAGTTGGAGGAGGAGCTGGAATGCAACGGTCGCGTTCTTCACAGCATGCAGACCGAACGGGACAACGCGCTGGCAATGCTCGGCGTTTACAAAATCAAAAACGACGAATTGAAAGGAAACAAATGAGCGACACGCCTAGGACTGATTTAGCATACAAAAACTCAACCGGTGCCAGGAGTTTATGGTTGTTTAAAGAAGCTTTGAAACTCGAACGTGAACTCAACGCCGCAAACACTCAAATTGGCCTTCTCATTGCGGTTTCCAAACAACAGGAGCGGCAGATTGAGTTTTTGCAGGGTTGCGTGAAGGAGTTGGAAGCCGTCGTCAACGACCCCTAAGCATTATGGACAAACTGGCTGCGCGGAACGGTCAAGCTGCCCGCTGGGATTGGCGATGTGCGGCAGTATCAGGAGCGGATCGAGCGGCTTGTGAAGGCGGGAAACAAAACAACAACAACAAAAGCATAAATGAAAACTGAAATACAACAATGGCTGATCTCTGTTTGCTTGGCCTGGGTTCCGTTTGCAATCGGTCTGTCGTTCATCACGGTGTCCCGTTCTGTCGCTCGATTGATTGACCGCAAAGGAGTGGCGAAATGAAAAACTCGTCGATCAAGTACGATCTTCCTCCCGCCGAATACCACGCGATTGACGCTCTGTCGGCCAGTGCGTTGAAAGAGATTCGCAAGTCGCCAGCGCACTACTGGGCGTGGAAACACAATCAATCGCGCAAGGAATCCGATGCGATGCGATTCGGCACTGCCGTTCATTGCGCTGTGCTTGAACCTGGGCGTTTTGCTTCCGAGTATGTGATCTCACCCAAGTTCGATGGTCGAACAACGGCGGGAAAGGAAGCCAAGAAAGAATGGGAACTGCACAACAAGGGCAAGACCTCGATTGAGTCGGACGAGATGGAGGCAGTGAAGCAATGCACCCGGTCGATTCTGTCGAACCCCATTGTTGGCCCACTGCTCTTCAAGGGAAAATCCGAGGTCAGCCTTTTTGGCCAGGACGATGAGACCGGCGTGGATATGAAGGCTCGACTGGATTACCTCACCGACGACCTGATCCTCGACGTGAAAACCACGGATGACGCGAGTCCGAAAGGATTCGAACGCACCGTGGCGTTGTACGGCTACGACATCCAGGCTGCTCATTACCTTGAGATGAGCCAGCGTAAGCGGTTCCTGTTCATCGCGATTGAGAAGGTCGCTCCGTATGCCGTTGGCGTGTACGAGCTTGATGATGAGCTTTTGGAATTCGCTCGCATCGAACGCAGGGCGAGGATCAATTTGTACGCCTCCTGCAAGGAGATGGACAGTTGGCCAGCCTACCCCCAGGTCATTAACAAGATTTCGCTACCAAGTTGGCGGAAGAAAAACGAACCAGTAACGCAGTAACTCAGTAACCAAGAAAAAGTATGTTCAAAGTAGATCGCAAGTCCGCATCCGGCGCATTCATCGAAACCCCTGGCACCTACTTGGTCGCCGTGGACAAAGTGGAGGAGAAGATTACCCTCAAGGGCGACGAGGTCGCCGTCGTGACGTACAAGGACGACGCCACTGGCAACACCATTCGGGATGACTTCTACAACACTCCAAAGTCGCACTGGCGCGTCAATAGTTTGATCGTGGCAACGGGTGCTGACATCCCCGACGGTCAGGAGATTGATTTCGAGAAGCGCGGCACGTTCGTGAAGTTCTTTGGCGAGACGTTTTTGGGAAAGACACTCACGATTGTGGTCGCCAAGGAAGAGTACGAGAAGAACGGCGAGAAGAAGTCGATTGCCAAGGTGAAGAGCCTCAAGCCCGGCGACAAGGCCGATGACAAGATTCCTTACTGATCCACACTAGGAAAACAAAGGCCCCGCACCGGAAAAAACAATAAAACCGGTGCGGGGCCAACAACAACAACAATAAACCGCTTTCCCCTAACACGATCAAAATGGATCTCAGACCATATCAGGTCAACCTAATTAATGCGGTCCATGAATCGTGGAAAAAATCCGACCGGGTGATTGCGGTGGCCCCGACTGGATCGGGCAAAGCGGTGATGATGGCTTGTATTGCAAGGGACAGGATGGAGCACGGCCCGGTCCTGATATTGGCCCACCGACAGGAACTGATCGACCAAGCCATCGACAAGATGGAGAAGGCGACCGGTGTTCGTGCGGTAAAGGAAATGGCGGAATCCAGAGCGACTGGAAGCGAGCGCATGGTTGTGGCGTCGATGCAGACTCTCAGCAGGCGCGACGTGTTTGGTTCGGGCTACTTTCGCACGGTCATTGTGGACGAGTGCCATCACCTTGTATCCGAGAGCTATCTAAACCTGATGGGCAGGTTCACGGGAGCCAAAGTGCTCGGAGTGACCGCCACCCCGGATCGGAGCGACAAGAAGGAACTGGGCAACTACTTTGAGAAAGTCGCCTACGAAATCGGTCTGCTGGATCTGATCGCGCAGGGGTATTTGTCGAAGATCGTGGTGAACCGGATCCCGGTGCGAGTGGATTTGTCGAACGTCAGTAAGCGGGCAGGCGAGTACGCAAGTGAGGAGTTGGATTCGGCAATTACCCCGTGGCTGGAGAAGATCGTGGCCCACATTCCCAGAGACCGTAAGACACTGGTGTTCCTGCCATTGATCGCCACTAGCAAGCAATTTACCGAGATTGCCAAAGGCGCAGGGTTTGATGCCGAGCACGTTGATGGAAACTCGCCGGATCGCGCCGAGATCCTTGCCCGGTTTGCAGCCAAAAAAGTTGGCATCCTGTCGAACTCAATGCTGCTGACCGAGGGCTACGATTGCCCGTCGATTGATTGCGTGCTTGTCCTTCGGCCCACGATGAGTCGGCCACTGTACAGTCAGATGATCGGACGCGGGACTCGGATCTTTCCAAATAAGGAGAACCTGCTCGTTCTGGATGCTCTTTGGCTTACCGGTAAGCACAGCCTCGTACGCCCGACGAGCCTGGTTACCGATTCCGTTGAGGTTGCAAAGATTGCCGAGGAGATGCTCGACCAGGGCGAGATGTGGGATGTCGAGAAGGTGGTGGAGTCGGCCAAGGAACAGCGCGAGCAAAGCCTCATCAAGCAGCTTAAGGAACAGGCGGCGAAAGCGATTGGAAAGAAGCTGAATGCGATTGATCCGCTGGAGTTTGCGGTAAGCCTCCACGATGCACGTCTTGCGGAATATGAGCCGGTGATGGCCTGGGAGAGCGCACCGCCTAGCCCCAAGCAGGTTCAGATGATTGAGAGGTTTGGATTGGCTGGTGACCGCGTGACTTGTAAAGGGCACGCGAGCGCGATCATCAATCGAATTATGGACCGGCAGCGGCTCAAGCTCGCATCCCCAAAGCAACTGAAGTGGCTGATTAAGCTGGGGCATCCGAAGCCGTACACCGAGACTTTTAAGGGAGCGAGCGAGTTTTTGGACAAGCAATTTGGAAACAAAAAATGACAAAGAAACGTGTCAAAGTTGTTGAGCGTCATTTGGGTAGGGAAAAAGCGTTTGGTTTGGCTTATCCTGACGGCTTGGTGGAATTGGACCCCAGGCAAGACAGCCGAGAATATTTGGACACGTTGATTCACGAAATTTTGCACATTATTGAACCGAAATGGAGTGAGGATGCAATTTGGGATGCGGCAAACGTATTGAGCAGCAAAATTTGGAAAGCAAATTATCGAAGAATTAGAAAATGAACATCAGTTACGATTGCCCGGATTGCGGGCTGGAGCATGACATTGAGTTTACCCCGGCGAGACCCGGCAGGCGGCACGGGCACCCGGACAATCAGACACCCGACGAACCGGGCGAGATTGACCCGATGTTCTGCGAGGAATGCGGATGCGAATTTAGTTATGAGAAAGTAAACAAAAAATGGAACGAACAATGAAAAACATAGCCATCATCTATCACGACGCCGACTTTGACGGAAAGCTCTCCAACGAAGTCTGCCGATTCCACCTCGCACGTCTCCACCCGGAAGCCGCCATCCACTCGTACGGGTGGGACTACGGTCGGCCAGTGCCTGAGCTTGAGTATGGTCTGGCTGATGGTCTCGGAATGAGGACGCAGCTTCAGTGGACCGACTACGACGCCCTCTACATCGTCGACCTCTCGGTTGATGAGTTGATGGCTCGCCCTGAGTTGCGGTCGAATATCGTCTGGATCGACCACCACAAGAGCGCAATCGAGAAGTGGGATCAACTTGCAGACATTGGAGACAAACCATTCCCGTATTTTAACGGCCTCCGCATAGACGGCGTGGCTGCGTGCCGGTTGTGCTGGCAGTGGTTTGATTGTTTACGGTGTTATATTCCTGGGCCTATTGACACAAAACAAGACTTCATAAATCGCTATGTGGACGAACCTGCACTGATACGTCTTGTCGGAGAGTACGACATTTGGGACCACCGAGATCCTGACGCTAAAGCGTTGCAATTTGGTTTGAGATCTTTATCCGATAAGGAATACCGCTTTCTCGTAGAAAGTCAGTTTTTTAGCGAAGATGGCAAGGGAGACGGATCTGAGCCGCTAATTGCTGCGATTGCTAAAGGATATGCCATCAAATCCTACTGCGACAAACAGAATGACGAGTACAGCGCACAATACTCTCACACGATTAAGTTTGCTGGACTCACCATGTGCGCCCTCAACATCAGTCAGCGTGGCAATAGCGATCTGGTTCGCGGAGGTCTGAAGCCCGAGCATCAGGCAATCTTCGCGTGGCGTTATACGGGAAACGTCGAACAGCCTGTGATGGTTAGCCTCTATCATGCTCCCGGCCACGAAGACATCGACTTGTCAAAGATCGCCACTCAGTGGGGCGGCGGCGGACACAAGGGCGCATGCGGGTTTAGAGTTAGACTTATTGGGTTAGATTCCATTCTTGATGGACTTTACAATTCAGACGGAGGAGACAAGTGAAAACCGTTTTAGCAGTGGATCCAGGCGTGGGTGGCGGGATTGCCGGTTATCATCCGTACAAATCTCAGGTCGAATGCTGCAAAATGCCGGATGGAGTGAACGAGATTTGGAAAGTTGTGCCTTCCGGAGGAGGAGTGGCCTACATCGAAGACGTTCCCAAGTATTGCGGAGGCAAGATCGCGTCGAGTTCAACGGCGGTTTTGTTTCGTAATTTCGGTCGCGTGGAGGGGCTGCTTACCGCGCTAGGATGGCGAGTCATTTTGGTCCCGCCAAAGGAATGGCAGGCTCGTTTGAACCTTGGAGGTCGGAAATCTGTTGAGTCTCAGGCCGCGTGGAAACGCAAACTGAAAGAAGAAGCCGAACGACGGTTCCCTAATTCCAGCGTGACATTAGCCACTGCCGATGCTCTGCTGATACTGGACTACGCAATGGAAAAAGAAGGAATCAATCGATGAGCGACGAGCCACAATTCACTGCCGGTCAAACTTTCGTTGTGATCGCTCTTGAGCGTCCGATTGAAGGATCCGACGAGGTTCAGAGGTCCGAGGCTCGCATTGACCGGTCTCAGATGCCCGAGATGACCAGCGAAATGTTCCAGATGTTGCTAAATCAGTTGGAGCAAAACCTATGAAAAAAACGCAGCCGATCCCCAGCAAGAAAAAGCGGTTTATGGCGGTCGGTTGCACGCACGGCGAACTCATTGATCCAGGCTTCGAAAGGGCCACGCTACGATTCCGCCAACTGTTTAAGCCGGACGCGGTAATCCACCTTGGAGACGCTTACGACACCAAGGCGTTTCGCACGGGAGCTAGGCCCAACAGTGGTGACGCGGACGAGGCTCATTCCGTGTTGCCTGATCTGGAGATGGGGCGTCGGTATCTCAGGGAGTTGCACCCGACCGTGTTCTGCGTCGGCAACCATGAGAACCGATGCTTCAAGCTGAAGAACCATTACAACGTGGTAATCTCGACCGCAGCCGAAGCCGTTTGGGATCGAATGCTTGAGCCGGTCAAAGCGACCAAGGCCACAATCGTTCCGTACACCGTTTGGGACTGGTATGAGCTTGGTGACTACAAGTTTTTCCACGGGTTCAGTTACTCGGTGAACTACCTGCGAGATACTGCGATGGCATTTGGCAACTCTGTTGTGGCCCACGCTCACCGACCAGGCATTGCAAAATGCAATCGAGTGGACAACGCGACGGCGTTTGGGGTTGGGACCGGAATGGTCATCAATCAGGCGCATTACGCTGCGGAGCGATTGGGAACTCTCGCTTGGGGGCACGGGTTTGTGTTTGGTGAGTACGACGAAAAACATTGTTGGCCAGTGTTGCACCAATGGAATGCTGGCGAAAAAGAGTGGAGGATACCGGTATGATGGATAATGAGGAAAACGCGATCCTGAAGGCTTTGGTGGACGCCGTGTGCTACCGAGAGCAGCCGATTCCAAAGGGTTTCCGTACCACACAGGAATGGGTCGCCAAATTAGGGTTTCATCGCGGCAAGGTGGGTTTGATCCTAAACGAAGGGATCAAGGCTGGCATTGTGGAAAAGATGGTGCTTAGACGGAAAGTGTCTGGTGCCATGCGTTACATTCCCTACTACAAAATCAAAAAGAAGGGTTGAACCGGCAACGGTTCGGGACAGCATTGTCCTCCACATGTCGAACAACCTGATCTTTCTTGCTCGCTTGATTTCCGGCACCCGATCCGTTCTGATTGAGCAACCGGACAAACGCCCTGATTTTTGGGTGTGCCGTGATCTTGAAAAAGGGACAACCCACGTTGTTCATCGTCATCAATTTATCGAATCTCAACAAAATGAAAAACTCATCCGAACTGGCGACCAAGCTGCTTGAGTTCCGAAATCAGATTGTCGTCCTCCATTGGCAGACTGATTCCTACGCGCAGCACAAGGCCCTCGGCGGTCTGTACGAATCGCTCGACGACTCCATTGACGAGCTTGTGGAAACCTTTTCTGGAATCAACGGCAAGGAAGCGATCCACGAATCATTTGTGTTCAGTGCGGACAACCTAGGCGAATCGGGAACCGAACCCGTAGCTGTGCTCAACCGGTTCATTTCGTTCCTGTCGGGCGACTTGTCCAAGCTGTTCGCGGGCAACACCGATCTGCTTAATATGCGCGATGGCATTCTGGGTGAAGTAAATCACACGCTCTACAAGCTCACCTTCAAGTGACATGAGCGATAACTGCATTGTCTCCTCGACCATTGAGGAACGCGGCAAGGTTTATGGCGAACCGCACCTGAGCCACGAAAACATCGGGTTGGCTTGGACCGGCCTGTTGCAGCAGCACTACGGCATGAGATTGGATCATCCCATTCCCGCGTTCTTGGTCGAATTGATGATGACCCAGTTCAAGGTTCAGCGGTCGGCCAGAGTGTATCACCCCGACAACTATGTGGACCTCAAGGCTTACGCACGATTTGCGGAACACGCCCAGGCAAACCCCGGCAAGGATTTCACCGGCTAACGCCGTTTACCGCTAGACAACAAAAGACATCTTTGGCAGTCTGTTCCCGTGAAGCCGGAAATTCCAAATGACCCGTTAGTCAACAAGTCCTTCAAGATGCGTCAGAGTATGGTGAAGGAGATCAAGCGTCGGTCGAAAGAGTCCGGCGTTCGTGAGCTTCACATGGCCCATGAGGCGTTTGCCCAGTATTTCGCGTCCAACTTCAAAGCAACCAAGTAAAACAAAACAGACATGAGCGACACCATTCAGTTCCCAAAAAACATCCGTTACCCCGAGGAGCAGCTTCAAGTCTGGGAATGGCAGAACGATTTCCAGCAGCCGGTTTGCCAGATTGAGAAGTTTGGCAAGTACACAACTGTGCCCGAGTTTTACGCGACTCAACTGTCATTCGTGCATGAGGAAGCCGGGTTTGAACTCAGCGGAGCGATCTTTGCCGGTGATCGGCATGACCTCGCGGACGCACTGGCCGACAGTTTATTTACCGCGCTTGGGCTGTTAAATGTGATCGGTGCCCCGTGCCCAGCGGTTGTGCCGCTCAATTTCGAGAAGCTCGCTCCAGCTCAGACCGTGGAGGTGATCCTGAAGAAACTCTCCACCTGCAAACTCAGCCAGGACGTTCTCGACTACACCGGAGATTTGGTGACTTGTCTGGAGAAAATTGCCGAGGACGAAGGCATTCCTCTTTTGCCCTGCTTCAATGAAGTCGTCCGGTCTAATTACAGCAAGATGTGGATGACCGAGGAAGTGAATGAGGCAAAGGAAAAGCCGGAGTACGATGGCTGGTTGTTTACGCGGGTGACCCAAAATGGGTGGATCGGAAAGAACCCCGAGGGCAAGGTGAAGAAGTCGCCCAGTTTTTCGCCTCCTGATTTCAGTGGAATCTTGAACCTGAACTGAAATGAACAACGGAAAGCTCGTTACCCGCGCTGATTACGCCCACATGCTCATGGGGCTTGGCGTGAAGCTGGAGAACATCAATTTCTCCGCCGATGAATACTGGTGTCCGTCAAAGGAGTGGCTGCTCGATTTCGGAAAATGGGTGAGTTGGGATCGGCCAGATTTCACGGACAACGTGTTCGTGTGCTTTCAATTCACGCGCATGGCGGCGGCTGAAGCGGATCGTTCTGCTCTGCGTGCCAACCTCAAAAACCATCATTCATTCGGTGAAGCCTTGGTCTCTTGGAACAACACATCCCATGAAATCAATCTATGCCTTTGCGACGATGGCATCCTGTATGCGTTCGATCCGCAGTGCTGCGAAGATCCTGAGACCATTGTGCCTGTTGGCGGGTCTGATTTTCGCGTTATCAAGTTCCGGGTGTAAAACCTCATCGGACAGGAATTCCCCTCCTGCGATGCGGTAGAAACAACAAGCAACAACAACATGATAAAAATAAACCAATTCACTGAAGAAGAAATAAACGCATTAAAGGATCAATTTTATTACAATCCTGAAACTGGAGAACTGTTCCGAATTTTCAAATGTAAAATTAAAAAAATCGCAACTTTTGCCAAGGGAGGGCGTTATTTAACAGTATATTTTCTAGGAAAAACTTTTTTTGTTCACAGAATAGTTTGGGCAATTTATTACGGAACAAATCCAAAAGAACAAATTGATCACATAAACGGAATTAAAACTGACAATAGAATTTCAAATCTTCGTGAAGCAAACAACCTGCAAAACCAATTAAACAAAACACACCAAAAAAACTCCAAAACAGGAAAAAAGGGTGTTCATTATGATAAACAAACAAACAAATGGCGTGCTACAATTTGTTTTAATGGCAAACAAACAAAGATTGGTCGTTTCTTAACTAAAGAAGAAGCGGTTTTAGCGTATCAAGCAAAAGCTAAAGAACTCCACGGGGAATTCTACCGGCCATGACACCAACAGAGCGCGCAATCAGGTGGCTTGAAGCCACGCCCGGAGCGGTCAGCGGTTCCGGCGGTCACAATTCCACCTTCGCCGTGGCTACGGCGTTGGTTCACGGATTCTGCCTGGATGAGAACACCGCCCATTCGCTCATCATGGAGCATTGGAACGGAAAGTGTCAGCCGCCTTGGACAGCACGGGACATTGCTCACAAAGTGTCTCAATCAGCCACGGTAGGCCACAGCAAGCCTCGCGGGTGGATGCTCACGGAAAACGGGCTTCCTCCCGTAGCTGAGTCGAAGAAGTTCGTTTATCACAAGAACCCGGTCGCCATCCCCGAACCCAAGGGCCTGACTACCCGTGACTTCCTCATTCAAGCCTTCTTACCCGAGGAGAAGGTCTGCATTTGCACGGACGTGGATGTCGATGAAGCGGGTAAGGCTCGTCCAGTCGGGCGCGGTACCTTTCAAACGCTTGAATGGTGGCTCAAGGAATACTTTTCCGATGGCGGCGAGATGGCGTCATTGTTCAGGCAGAAGGGAACCTACCTGCGGATCAACCCGTGCGCGGATGATACCGGATCCGACAATGGAGTTTCATCCTACCGGCATGTCTTGGTGGAATCCGATTCGTTGCCCAAGGAAGAGCAGAAAGCCGCGTTGCTGGCCTCCAAGCTGCCCTTCACGGCGTTGATCGACTCCGGAGGCAGTTCAATCCATGGCTGGGTCAGAGTCGATGCCGCCGACCGCAAGGAATGGGAACAGCGACGTGACGAGGTTTACAAGGCACTGGAGCACGTCGGAATCGACGCCAAGAACAAGAACGCCAGCCGGTTCAGTCGGTTGCCTGGGGCCTTCCGAGATGGCGTGGAACAGAAGCTCGTTGCCCTCCGGGTCGGCCCTCAGACGTGGGACGAGTACCTTGACGAAAAGGAGTCCGAAAACTTTCCCAAGCCGCTGCTCATCAGCAAGCTGGTGAAGTACGACAAGACCCTAGATACCGACAACATCATTGGCGACCGGTGGCTGCGCCGTGGCGGAAGTGTGATGCTGTGCGGCCAGACAGGCGTTGGAAAATCGTCGCTGCTCATGTCTCAAGCGATTAGCTGGGCATTGGGGATCCCGTGGTGGGGAATCGCAGTCCACAAGCCAATCAAGATCGGCATCATCCAGGCTGAGAACGACGAGGCTGACTTGGCCGACGCATTCCAAGGGTTGTGTTTCCACCATCGAAACGATTGGTCTCGCGAAACGGTTGAGGCCCTTGAGGACAAGGTGATCTTTTTCGAGATCAAGGATCTGTGCGGAGAAGCGTTCATCCGGTTCCTGCACAAGATCGTGATAAAGCACAAACTGGACATGGTGTATATCGACCCGTTGATTGCGTACATCGGGGGCGACATTTCCAAGCAGGAACACGTTAGCGGTTTCCTCCGCCAAGGGCTTGCACCGATTCTCAAGCAAACCGGTGTGATCGCCAACGTGTTCCATCACTTCCCGAAGCCCAAGGGGAAGGACGAGCAGGCCACATCGACGGCTGACATGGCCTACTCAGGCACCGGCTCAAGCGACCTCGCAAACTTCTTCCGAGAGGTCATTGTGCTTCGCGAGAACGGGTCAGCGGACCCGCGTGAGTTCACGCTTGCACTGACCAAGCGCGGCAATCGTGCGGGAATGGTGGATCATCTTGGGAACCCGGCAAAGACCATCAACATCCGCCATTCGCCTTCGGGTTCGATGGCTTGGGAATACTGCGCTCCGCCCAAGTTCGTCGTGAACCGATCCAAATCCGAAAAGGGCAAGAGTTGGAAGCGTTAGGCCGTCGTGGTCGGCCCGTGGATCTTGGTCGGGTTCGGAACGTAAGGATCCTTGCCCGTCTGATACTTGCTCCATTTCTTTTTCCGTTCGCGTCGGGATACGAGCGATTGCTTGACCCCGCGCTTGCGGTTCGGGTCGAGCGATTGTGACGGCATCGCGAAGGCGTCGGATACGAAGTTGCTCATCGGTTCCTCCGGTTGGCATCAATGTTCATGGTGTGCAACGCATCAGCTTCCGGCGAATCAGGACCGTACTTGTCAGCCATGAAGTTTGAAAACCCGTTGACCAATTGACGACCGGTTTCTGAATCCAATCGACTGATCGGAGTTGTGGCGAGCTTGCGGAGTTCCGGTGTGGTCAGAAGCCAGGATGCAAAAGCGTATCGGAGCTTTGAACCTTGACGAGCAATGGCTCCAAGTTCATTGGCTGCACCAATGGTTCCGATTCCGGTAAGTCCGCGTGTTGCGGCTCCAGCGGCAGCCCCAGCCCCACGCGCAGCCAGATCAACCAACGGCATGCTTGGAGCAATGTCGCGACCTGCCTTCTCGATTTCACCGAGAGCCATCAATACAGATTCCAAATAATTAGCTTTTTCGTCTCCAAGAACAGCGTCCGCAGTTTCGCGCAGTTTTCCGGCTTTGCTGATGGCAGATTCACCGCGCAGATCCTTGAGAAGATTGGATGCGCTGATTCGGCCTTCGGCTGCGGAGTTGGAAAGCAGTTCGTTGACGTAATGAAACTGAAGATCCTGGATGATCTTGGGGTTCTCACTGGCGATAAGCCCCATGGCTTTGCGCGTCTGATCTGGACTGAAAGTTGACCCATCGGTGATGGCGCGAACAAATCGTTCCGGATTCTGCGCAACAGCCTCAGAAATACCTTCACCGCTGTTGGACTTGAGTGCGCTAAGGACAGACCCAAAAAGCTGATCATCCAATGCCTTCGACTTGGCAAAAGCGTCTTTGAGCTTGGCTGTTACCGTCGCCGAAGGTGCCGCACCGAGCGCATCATGCAACAGCGTCGGATCATCAATGGTCAGGTTGGACAGGATCTTTTTGGGATCCAGCTTGGACAATGCACCTTCCTTCTTTGCGAGAGCTACGACATCAGCGTAGTTCGGGAAAAATTGAGTTCGGATTTCTGGCGCGAGCTTATCAATGTTGTTGAGGAGCTTTCCCGCTGACACCTTTCCGGTTGTTGAATCGCGAGCAGCACCACCTGCCTGATTGAACAGGTATTCGCCCACGTCGTTGTTGAGCGCAGCTTGACGAGTTGGCCCGACCGACTTTTGGAGTTCAGCTAGGAAAGATGGCGCGTCAGCCGATTCCAGCTTAGCAGCAATACCAGCAGGGCCGATTCCACCTTCACCACCAAAATCCTTTAGTATATTGTCCAACACTGGATTGTCGAACGTAGCATACCTTTGCTTGGTCAGTGCGGTGGCCTTCTGGAGATTGGTCTTTAGCGCACTGGTTGGCAGCGCATTCACAGCATCCTCAATGTCAGTGGATACCGCCTTGTAAAGTTGCTTCTTCTCAAAATCACTGCGTCCAGGGAAGATTGTGTCGTTTCCGATGGAGTTTCCGACTTGCGACCGGAAGTTCCTCATTTGTTCAAGCGTCTGTTCTGGCGACAACTTGGTGGTGGCACTACCGAAAGTTCCGGTACCGGTGGGAAACATCGACTCAATTGGACGAGTGATGTTTGCCGATTCTTTTGGCACTGTTCTTCCAAATTGATCTAGCAATAAAAGGTTTTCTTCCGGTCTAGCCACGTCCTGCTGAACCGTTTTTTGACCAAGGCTATCGTACCACGCCTGAGTGTTCTTGGGAACGATCTTGACCGTCCCATATTCCGGCAACGCCTTGGAGTCATTCCAAGCGGTCTGTTCAGCAGTGCCAATCTCGTTGAAAGCGTCTTTTACGTGTCCTCGATAACGATTTCCCATTGTGGTTGGTGTGGCTGCTGTGCCGGGGACCAAAGCCTGTGCGTCGTTTTGGACCTTGTTGAATGCGGACGAAATCTCGCTATGCAATTCCTTTGACACGTCTTCAACGGCAGCTTTCGAGGGTGCGGATAGTCGGCCAAGTTGGGCCTCGAGGCTGTTGACGGTGTACTTCGACAGATCGTTGACCGTGACACCGCTGTTGCGGAGTTGAGTGGCAGCGAAAGCGACTTCGCGTTTGATTGCGTCCTTGGCCTCCGGAGCGAGTTCCTTGCCGGCCTCGATATTCTTGATGTTGTTGGCGAGTTCCGGCGTACCTACGGCTTCACCAACACCCATTGGAACATCCACACCGGTTGTGTCTTGGATGAGTTGACGTGCTTCCTCTGCGGAGAGTTGGGATGCGCTCTTGGTGAAGGACGGGCGCAAGATGGTGGTGGCTGCTGCGCGAGGATTGGCAGCGTTCTTGACCACCTGATAAGCGGCAGGGAGAAATCGTTCCGCAACGGCTCCGAGACCACCAGCAGCCGCGCCAATGCCTGCGGATTTAGCAATTCGACCACCCGCACCTTCAGGCATGCCCGACAAGGCTTCCTCGGTTCCCTGCTGTGCGGCACCGCTAAGTGCGCCCCCGGCAACCAGACTTCCGGCCCTAGCGAGACCTCCAGCGACCCCGGCAGCAGCGGGAGCGGCGAATACGCTAGGAAGTGCGGCAGCGGCGATTTCTGGAGCAACAATACCGGCACCTATCCCCGCCATGGTCTTTACGGCTGTGCCACGGTTGGAAGCCCGCTGTTCCTTCGTATCCGTCGGCAAACTGAACTGTTGCGCCGCGCTACCTGCCATGATGCCTTCGCCCAACCGGCTCAACCAATCCGGACTAGATTGCGCGACGGCCTGATCTAATGCAGAAATTTCTCCGTCCCCTTCGCGCCGACGCATTTCACCTACGGTGGCTGGTTGAGTGGCAGCAATCTCACCCTCACCTTCGCGCCGACGCATTTCGCCTACGGTGGCTGGCTGAGCGGAAGCAATTTCCCCCTCGCCTTCGCGCCGACGCATTTCGCCAATAGGGGCGGGTTTAGCCGTTGATCCAGCAACGGACTTGAAGATGTCGTTTAGTTCATCCTCGGTAGGAGGCGAATCTCCAGTGACCCTCAAAGTTTTTCCAGAAGCGGGGTCAGTGATTTTGTAAGTTGGCATGATTATTCAACTTCAATGGTGAATCGACCAATCTTGTTTGATCCGGAAGTCGCAGCAGGAGAAGTAGCTCCATGCGCCTTAGCTTCAACAGAAGGTCCGCCAAGTTGTTCCAAGGCGATCTTCTTCTGCTCAGCCAAGGTGTCTTTCAAAAGTTGAATACGAGCAATCGCCTGTTCCGGAGACGTGGTTTTGAAGTTTGACCCAAGGATTCCATCACCCTGATTGACCTGCCATTGACCACGCAACTGTTCATGAAGCACACCTTTCAGAATCAAAGGCTTCAACAGATCGTAAGTCTGCTTCAAACGATCTTGAGCGGCGGTTCGGCCAAGACTCGCATTCGCAAGTCCAAGAGACTGTCCAATTTCGCGCAATGCACCTTCTTTACCAAATGCCGCTTTGATGTCATCTTCCTTGATGGAATTAAGCAAAGGCTCCATTGAATCAATGCTGGTAACGGCGTCAGTCAGTTTGGCGCGTGTTTGTGGCGGCAAGGCTGGCTTGAACATGACATCACCGTCCGGTCCAATCACAGCGTCCTGACCCATCTTGCGAGCCTGCGCTTGCACCATGCTCCAATTCGATTCAGTTGGAGAAGATTGCCATATTTCCTTGGAAGCAAGTAGCGGAGACTTGGCAGCGGATTTAGTCTGCTTCTCCATGTCCATTGCCTTCAAGAACGTCTGTTCATGCGTAAGACCTGGGTTCTCAATTTGAACCTTGTCATAGTACGGTTTTAGAGTAGTCGGCAATTGTTCCTTCTGCCGTTCATTCTTGATGGCAGACTGAATGTTTGACCAACGTGTTTGATCGGGTCGCCCGCGATCATCCAATCCTCCGTTGTTCTGACGAACGACATCACCCATGCCATGATCAATGGCGAACTTCACGTCATCATTCACTTGAGACATGGTTTGTTCATTCGCCTTCTGCAAATAGAATTTGTTCTGCGCCATCGGAAGATTAGCAAGAACCGGAGCACTCATGTCTCCAACCTGTTTAAGTCCAGCGATGCTCTTTAGATCACTAGGAGGAGTTGGGAACGGAGCTAGAGGATCCCCTTTGGCATTCCATTGAATGAACTGTTTCTGCCAGTCCTGAATCTTGGGCAGATCCTCAGCCAAAAATGCGTCCTGCTCTTTTTGATGCTGGAGGGCATACCCGTGAGTCTGAATGGCAATCGCCGCTTGTTGAGACGCGACGGACTGCTGTTCCTGCTGCAAAGCAAGGTGGGCCAATGAAAGCTGGTAGTTCCTCGCCTTATCGGCAAGGGAGGCTCCTTGGTTGAACGCTTGCAAGAAAGTGTTGTCGGTTGCCATAAAGATCAGGATCCACCAGCGTCAGTAGGAATGAACGATCCAGCAGGATAGTTTTGAGGCGCGTTGGCATACGAATTGTATGCGAACGGATTCATGCCGCCATACAAAGATTGCAAGTTCTGTGCGGCACGATCTTGAAGGCTAGCCTGAATACCGTATCCAGCAGCCAATCCTCCAAACTGTTGAAACGAATTGCCCAAAGCTGCAAGCATGGGATTAGGCATTGCATTGGCTTGAGCTTGAAGATTGCCCTGCTGCATGGCCCCGCTTGCGTTGAATTGAGCCGTGCCGATTCGTTGTTGAGGCGACAGGAACATGGAGCTAACGCTCATCGGCTGCGCGGTGGCTGTGGCGCGTTGATTCTGAATGTAGTTGAGCGCATTGCCGAATCCTTGCTGCTGGATGCCCATCGAAGTCAGACCAAGGTCGCGAGCGGTAAGACTACGCCCAAGACCCGAACTCGCTCCGTACCCGCCAGCAAGTGCCTTAGCCGCCGAGGATCGTTGAACCTGTGCAGATACATCCGGGTTAATCTCTCCCCCAAGCTGGCTCTGGATGTTTTGGGATGCCTTGGAAATGATTTGGTCATAGCCTGGGATTGCCTTTCTAAGCTGTTCAGTCAGTACCGCTTGATCCGCCGAGGTCGTCTTGGCGGCAAGCTGCGATGCCTGATCGAAGTTGGCCAAATTCCCCTCAATGGCTTTCTTCTGTTCCGCAGCGGCATCGACGGGCGTGAACGCCGGGATCTTGGGCTTGCTACCGGCCCCAAGCAATCCGCCAATAAGGCTTCCAACACCTCCAATAATTCCTCCAAAAATTGGGTCCATAATCAGTAAATCGTGTTCAAGCCACCACCGGAAATGTTCATGCCGACCATGCGAATCGGGGCGACCGCGTCACCGAGGAATTGCATAGTCTGTTCCTGAAGCGTTTGCACAGCCTTGTTTTCGTACAGAACAGCCTCCGGGAGAAGATCGTTCTCTTCCTTTCGAATCGCCTGAACCATGAGTTTGATCGCATCCGGACAAGGCGGAATCACAAGGTCATTGTCTTGGCTGACCGGAATGTGGCGGAGCTTGGCCATTACGGTGACCGGAACAGTTCCATCGGTGGTGCATCCGCAAGTCGATCCGCTGGTGGGCGTGCAGTTGATCGGCATCATGCTCTTGCGGTACTCCGGAAGAGTTTCGTCCGGGTCGTACACGGCAATGTCGATCTCAAGCGTGGTCGTGGTGTTGTACTCGTAAAGGCGCGACACCGTATTGGTCGCTTCGCGAATGACAGTGGTGAGCGAAGTGAAGTAGTTGGTAGTTTGACAGAACGGCATGGCCAGGGCGATGCGCTCGCCGTCAATCCAAGCACCTCCGGGTCCAGTGGTGGTTCGGATCCAGTTACCGTTTTGATCGTACCCTTGCAAGGTGATGTATTTGCCAGCGTCCGAGGAATCTCCGGGATACGTCCGGATCTTGCTTGTCGTGTTGCCCGACAATTCCTTGTAGGAACAGACCGACCCCCTATCGAGCAGGTTGGAACCGGAATAGTACGCGCCACCCCAAGGGGTCACTTCCGTTCCGCCGGATTGCAGGCCGAATCCTCCCTCAAGGAATTCAAACCATTGATTGCGAACTTGGCCTACCCCGAAGCAGGTCGCCACGGATTCGATGGTCTCGATCATGCGCGGCCAGACGATGCAGCCGTCTGTGGTGTAGATCGTGAATCGACCGTAACACCCGGCCCACAAGCCTTTGTTGAGCAAGCGTCGGATCGCCTCGTTGGTGTACGAAGCTACGCGAGCGTCGTCCACGCAGAACCCAAGCACGCGAGCGACAAGAGGCTTAACTTGCGAGAAAAGGAGTTTCATTTCGCGTAATAGATTCGTGCGGTGCGCTTGATGAAATACACGCCAACCATTGGAGGCAAGTTGTTGTGACCAAGGTTATTAGTCGTATTGAGTCCAGTTTTGTTGTTGGTGTACGGAACTGAGGTATTGAACGAATAACTTTGATTGCTTGTGTCAGGGCCAGCCTCTTGAGTGAAGTTATCCCAAAACACAGCGGGTTTGCTGTTATAGGTCAAATCGTGCGTGTGAGTCGGAAGTTCATCGTTAATTAGGATGTGTTTATCCTCTCCAGCAACACTTGTGCTTGTGGTCAATGCTCCAACTGAAATGGTTCCGCTATTGGCAAAAGTGCCTACACCAACTGGGAACACTGCGGACATTGTGCTATCAACCTCCCACATTGGACCGGCGGCAGCGTAAACCGTGGAAGTGCCGTCACCGCCATCGTAGGAAAGAAGTGTGGTGGTCGATCCCACCCAGATCCGTCGTTCAGAGCTACCCGCTGCGGAAGGATTGATTCGAATCCAAGCGGTGTATGACGTGCTCCAAATCCACCAGTTTCCATCATCATCCAACCAAGGATAAATTCGATTGTCCGCAGTCGGTGCCGAGCTTCCCGTGTTGTAGTAAAGATTTCCAGCAGTTGACCGAAACTGCGCCACCGTCTGTCCGATCAGGTCATTGGCAAGGGCTTGGTAGCTGCTGGGGCAGTAGTTGACCGGCAACGTCGGAGGCGTCAGCGAAATCAATGTGGTTTGAAGGGTCGGCATAAGCGGAATCAGTTTCCAGGGTCAGAACGGTACGCAAACAGATATTGAGCGCAGGTATCCAGCATCGAGCAATCGCAACTCGTTTGGCTTGAGCAATTCAACGCCAAGGAAGAACACGCCGAATCGGTTCGGCATTCGCCCACGGTAGGCTCCTGAACTTCAATGGCATTCACCCGTAGAAGTTTTATCCGAGCATGCCCTGTCATTGCAATCCGCAACTGGACATCGAACAGGCGTTTGAACTGTTCTCCAAGCACCGGATCGCAGGCATCCGAAGGCGTCGGCAAGCGCATCTTGGTGCGGTATTGCGGCTGAAGGTTCTGAATCGGAGCACCGCACCCGGATCCGGAGCAGAGGTTGATATTGGCGCACTCAGACCAAGTATTCCAGCAAACCCAAGAAGGGTACTGGTCGGGCTTATACTTTACGTCAAACACGCAAGTGCCTCGGATGTCGTCCACCCAAAGCTCTGCCGAATCCAAGCGTTTCTTAAACTGTTGCTGGTCAAAGTTGTACGCTTTGGTTTGGATCTCCCATTGGATCGGCGTTTGAACCCCCAACGAGGGGCTATCGGCATCGTCATCCTTTGTGATTTCCCAAATCTCGACTGCAAGAGTAGTAGCGTTTCGGGAAATGATGTAGGCGTTCTCATTTCCGGCATACTCAACTTTGACTAGTTGATGAATGTCGAGTCCGGTCCACATGCCTTCCCATGATGGAGGCAGCTTTCCTTTAAGTCCTGAAATCAAATTGAACTCAAGAACCGACAATGCTCGATGCAAAACTCCTTTGTCCGAATTGTACGGAGAGGAAGTTATCAAAAGCCGGTTGTCGAACGTGATGCCGGATGAGTAGGCCAGAAGATCCGATTGATCTTGTTTTAGCAGGAAACTCATCTCATTGGATTGAGGAGTGTTGCCCCAATCGCTGAACTGTCGAAGGCCAGCAAAGAAAGATCGGATTCCGTCCGGTGCCCGGTAATACACGTCGCCATTGACCGTAACGCAGGACCTGGCCGACACAGACCCGTAATTGACGAGCGAAATGGACTGAATCGGGTAGTTCAGGTTCTTCCAAGCCGTTCGATCCGTTGGCGCGTTGATCGCGAAAACGTACTTGGGGGTCATGATGAGCAGCGGACCCTGCCCAAGCGCGGTATTGAGAACTGCGGGAATACCGATGCCAGTGATGCCTCCCGAATCCTGAGCGACAGTGAAATCGCCACCTTCGTTCAAGAAAGTGTTTTCGGTCTCCTTGAGAACGTCTGAACGTTCTCCGTTTCCGTAAACAAGATCGGTCGCACGAAACGACAAGCCATTTGTAAGTGCGTACCAAATTCGACCCTGAACGTAGCCCATGACCGTGCCGCACTTGATCTCGTCATTGGCGGCTCGCCGAAGTGTTGATCCATCCCAAATTAAAGGTCGGCTAAACCCATCTTGAATGATGAGGTAGTTTTCCGCCTGAAGCATCCAGCCTTGATTGAAGATCGAAGGATTCGGATCTCCGGGGATGGTGATTTCGGTAGCTGTGGTGGAATGCTTGTCCCACACGAAAACTCGACCACCAATCAGGAATACAAGGTACTTGTGGCCATCGTCGGAGACGTAACCGCTGCAACATTGGAAAACACCATCAATTCCATCGGCGTTAAACGGCAATTTCTTCCACCCTGAGCGAGTCGAGCAGAACGCCCCGTAAAACGTCGTATTGACCGCCCAGACGACTTGATTGCGTGCAACAAGGTTTGGGGACCGGCCCGTATCAACGCCGCCCTCAAACGAGATTGAACCGTCGCTGATTCTTTTCGGGGCGCGTTCGCTCATGGAGAAATCTTGGTGATGGTAACTCGGCTTCCAGCTTCAAACACAGAATTGGTAGCCGCTACGTCCGCGTAAATTGCTACTTGGATTGTGTCGGAATTAGCGTTTGTGATTTGAACAATACCACCGATGGAAAGCGTAACTGATTGAGTGCTCGTAGTTGTCACTCGACCTGTAATTCCAGTCACAGCAGCATTCTTAAAAATTTGAGCGGTGTAAGTGCGTGTTCCAGAATTTGGTCGAACAAACAAATCAACATCGATTCGGTAATAACCTGTGGTAGTTGGAGTATATGCTCCATTTGATCCGAAAGCGGCTTCGCTTTGGTATGACGTAGTCGTTGAAGGCTGGTTGGCTGCAACGAAAATTACTGAACCAAGTCCACCTCCAGAAACGATTGGAACTGTCCATCCAAATTCAATCGTTGAAAAATAAACAGCCAGATATTGAGGATTGAATGCACTGTTCAATCCAAGTGCGGTTCTGGCTCCTGCTGCTGTGGTTGATCCGGTGCCGCCATTGGCAATGTTCAGAACACCAGTTGCTCCGATTCCAAGGTTTAACTGCGCGTATCCAGGTTGCGCTCCAGCACCGTTGGAGACAATCGGGTATCCAGCAGTGCCGGGAGACAATCGAGTAAGAGAATTGGTTGTCGCCGCCGTAATCATGTCCCCAATAGCATATCCTCCAATTCCGACCGCTCCTTGAGCGACGGTAAGAGTTCCGGAAATTGCACTAGCCGGAATTGTGGATACCGTGGTGATGGCACCAGTCCCATTGGTTACCTTGGCGTACCCGGTGGTCAGCGTGGAAAGAGCCTGAGCATTTGGAAGCGATGCGTCGGCAGTCTGAAGAATGTACGTCGAGGTCGAAGGTGCGCCACCTCCAGAGGTTCCGGTAAGCCCCCGAGGACCGGCAATCGAAACTTTCTGACCGAGCGGCACCACCGTGGAAACCGGTACAGCTTGAATGTTCTTAACAAGAATCGAGTTGCTGGTGAACGAAATGACCTCGAAATATCCGGCGTTACCAACGTACACCTCGATATATGCTCCGCCGGGGCTTGTGGGCAAAAAGCTGGTAGAATCGACCGCAAGCGTTACGGTGAAATTGACATTAGGGACAGTGAACTGCGCCGTAGTCGTGCAGTAAGCGTTTACACCGTTGGTTCCATTGGTACCGCTAGTTCCAGCAGGGCCGGTTGGGCCTGGGACATTGACCACGGTAGGGCTTGTGCCGCAAGTGCAGCACCCAGAGCTACTTGGAAGTTGTGAAGGCATAAAAACAAAAAGGAAAATGAACGATACAGCAACCGAAACCGTTGTACCCACGGCGATTCAACCGCAAAGGCTGATTGAATACAAGTACGGGATTCGGACCAATGTTCGACTCACGCCAGCCGATGTCGAATGCTATGCTTTTCGAAACAAGTTGCAGATTCATGAGGGTGGGCTTGGCACCTATGGACATTGTAGAGAGTTGGCCAGCATCCTATGGCCGAAGCTCATTTGGCATGAATGGCTGGAAAGGCAGGTCGAAAGCCTTTGTGATTCCAACTATGTAAGCTGGGCAGGGTGCGGCGCTTCGGGCAAGACCTACGGGGCGTCCCTATTTGCCATGCTGTATTGGGCAGCAAACCCATCCAAGACGGCGGTGGTCCTTACATCCACCACTGCCAAGATGATCCGCAAGCGTATGTGGGGTAACATCCAAGGGCTTTTTAGAAGCTCAACGGGGTTTCCTGGAAATCTTGTGGACTCAAAAATGACGCTTCAGTCCGTGCGCGGTGATGACAAGCACTCGATCTCCGCAATCGCCGTGGCTGAAGGCAATACCGCTAAAGCTGTGGCAAACATTCAAGGTATTCACGCTGAACGGGTTATGGTCATTGTTGACGAAGCAACGGACACTCCGGAAGCGGCATTTGAGGCTTGCACAAACCTTTCCAAGGGCAACAAAGAATTCAAACTTCTCGTTATCGGTAACCCCGCAAGCAAGTTTGACCCACACGGACGGTTTTCGACACCTAAGCATGGGTGGGGTTCTGTTGACATTGAGGATGAGGAATGGGTTACGCAACGCGGGGTTTGCCTTCGATTCGATGGGTCAAAATCCCCAAATTTCAAAGCTGGACGCACTTTGTACCCATTTTTGATTACAAAGCAGCAGCTTATCCAGGCGAAAGAGCATGAAGGCGAGAACAGCCCGACGTTCTGGAAATACACCCGTGGCATGTGGGCACCGGACGGTATGGTCAAGACCGTCTTGTCCGAGTCATTGATCGAAAAGCACGATCTTCGTAAGCAGATCATCTTTCGAAACGCATCAATCAAAGTGGCTTCCTTGGATCCCGCATTCATGGGTGGCGACCGGTGTATTCTAAGGTTTGGTCGATTGGGCCTCAATTTGGCTGGGATTATGACACTGTCGTCCGATGAGGTTGTGCATATTTCTCCAAATGCGATGTCTCAGGAGCCGGTGCATTATCAGATCGCCAATCTCGTTATTGAGAATTGCCAGAAACGCGGAGTTCGATCCGAGCATTTCGCGATGGATTCCTCGGGCGAAGGCGGAGGATTGGCCGACATCATTCAGAAAACTTGGGGTCAGATCGTTCGTGTTGAATTCGGTGGAAAGCCATCGGAAAAGCCTGTGTCCGAGGAAGATTCGCGTCCATCGAACGAAGTCTATGACCGCAAAGTGTCGGAACTTTGGTTCAGTGTCCGACAGTGGGCCACCAAGGACAAGCTGGGCGGACTAGACAACGATACGCTTAAAGAGTTGTGCAGCAGGATGTTCAACGATGAGAAGCGCAAGATCGTTGTTGAAACCAAGTCCGAGATGAAGAAACGCACGGGGCGGTCCCCTGACTTGGCGGACGCCTTTGTCGTGATGGTTGAATTGGCTCGTCAGTTGGGCGGGGAAGGGGCAAAAGAATCTAGGTCAGATAAACGCTGGGATGACATAGTTCGCAATTTTGATAGCCTGAACACGGAAGAGAATACCTATGTGGAAGCTCCTGAACGCACATTTTGGTCCGAGGGGGGGATGGACGTATCGCATTCCTGAGAATGGCATCATTGTCAACGGTGGCACTTTTGAGGCGTTGGTGACCGAGGCCGCCAATCATTATCGGGCCAACAACCTTCGTGTTCCTGCCGATCTTGAGAACATCATTCTGGCCTACGCTTGCCAGACATACGCTGAGTGCAGTTATGACAATGTGCCGAATGCCGTGGCGCGTGGAGTAATTAAGGCTTGGCAGTTAACCGATGTGATTCGGTTCTCAAAAACCATGTTCGACGCCATGATTTCCGGCGAAAAGGTGGATCAAACGGAAGCGGATCGTCGCGCTCAAATTTGCTCGACCTGCCCGTTCAATGTTCAGCCAGACGGGTGCTTGGGATGCAATAGCAGGTTGCTCAAGGAATCCATTACGGCACTGACTCGGGCTGGAAAAACTCAATACGATAGTCAGTTGATGAGTTGCAAATTCTGCGGGTGCTTTATCAATGCTATGGTTTGGTTTCCGCTTTCAACTTTGCAGAAATTCACGGACCCTAAAGAAAACAGTGATCTTCCCGATTACTGCTGGAAAAAGGCACAATAATTTATGATCGGATCAGTAACGGCAATTCGACTTGAGAATCTTAATAAGGACGGCTCCGCACCGGAGACGCGCCTTAAGGATGCTCAGGAAGCGTCTCAGATGCTCAATCAGATGCTTTACGCCGATGCGATGCGTAACAGCACTCGGTCGCGCCTTCGTGGCCTGATTGATGGAAACCAGCCGTACAGCCCCGCCGAACTCCGAAAGAACGGACAAGCATTCCGAACCAACGTCAACTTTCGCGAGTCCGAAGCGTTCCTTGGTCAGGCGACTGGCAACTTCTACGACGTGTTTGCCGAAGTTCCGAGCTACGCCACCGTTCGAACCAAGTATGGAAGTGACGAAGCCAAGATCCAGGAGTGGTCTGGAATCATTACCGAGGAGTTTGATCGACTTCAGAAAGGGGACCGAGACTTCGATTACCTCATGCAGTTGTCTCAGCGCGAAATGGTGCTGATTGGCATCGGCCCCATGGTGTTTGAGGATGCCACGAACTGGAAGTGCAAGGCGATCATGGCCACCGAGCTTCTCGTTCCGGATGGAACCAAGTCGAATACGTCCGATTGGAAAGTGGCAATGGTCCGCGTCAAAATGGGCGTGGACGAGCTTTACCAGAAGATTCAGAACGAGGACGCGGCTGAAGCTAGCGGCTGGGATGTCGAGGCGTGCAAGCGGTCCATCATGGACGCGATGCCCGAACCTTACCGACGCGGAACCCAATGGAACTGGGAATACGTTCAGCAGCAGCTTCGCGACAACAACATCAGCTATTCAGCCCGGTGCGATGTCGTTCTCGCTACGCATGTGCTCTACAAGGAATTCGATGGCAAGATCAGCCACCGGATCATCGACGAGCGCAACACGCAGGTCTTCCTGTATTCCAAGCTGCGCCGATTTGAATCCTGGGATTCGGTAATCCACCCCATGTACTACGACCGTGGAGACGGCACGCACCACGGCGTGAAGGGGCTTGGCATCAAGATGTATCAGGCGATGGAACTGAAGAATCGCTTGTGGTGCTCTACGTTCGATGCGGCGTTTGCTCGGACGCAGATCATGTTCAAGCCGACGAGTCCGAATGCGCTGAACAAGACGAGCGTGGTTCAGATGGGGCCGTATTCCATCCTGCCTCCCGATTACGAAGTTGTTCAGACCAACATTTCCGGCGTGCTGGATGCCCCCATGGCGGCAATGTCGTCGTTGGATGGTGTGATACAGGGTAATACAGCCCAGTACCGGCAAACGCTTACCAAGCCTCAAGGGAATCCGCGCACGGCGACGGAAATTCAGGCAATCATTTCGCAGCAATCGGCCCTCGGTAAGACTCAGCTTAACCGGTATTACGAACAGCTTGATCGGTTGTTTGAGGAGAAGTATCGGCGAGCCACCAATCTCAATTTGCCTCCCAACGTCGATAAGGATTGGGATGACGCGATTGCGTTCCAGAAGCGTTGTATTGATCGAGGTGTGCCCAAGCAGGCATTGCTGGACATCGACTACGTTCAGGCCACCAGAACCGTTGGACAGGGTTCCCAGTTCGTTAAACAGCAGGTTCTCGGATCTCTCTTGAACATCGCTGGAATGATCCCGTCCAGTGGCCAACAGAACCTTCTGTCCGATTACGTTGCCTCCCTTGTGGGCCAGCAAATGGTCAATCGGTACGTTCCGCAGGGCCAGACCGACGCCAAGACCCAAGATCAGGTCGCTCTTGCCACTTTGGAACACACGTCAATCCACACCGGCAATCCGGCGATTGTCACCGACACTCAGAACCACCCGGTCCATTGCACGATTCATCTTCAGGCGGCGACCGAGGCTGCGAATAGTCTTCAGCAGGGCGGAAACCCGCAGGAGGTCTTGTTGTTCCTTCAGGGAATCGAGCAGCACGTTTCTCAACATCTTCAGAAGATGCAGAACAATCCGATCCAGGCCAACATGGTCAAAATGTTTGCCCAGCAGCTTCAGGAAATGGACAAGGTTGTTCAGGAACTGGCCTCCCACGTTCAGGAACAGGCTCAGGCTCAGTCTCAGATGCGTCAGGCTCAAGCGATCCAGTCCGGTCAAGATCCCAAGACCGCAATCCTTGCCGCGCAGACTCAGCAACAGATCATGCGAGAGAACCAACTTGCCATGGCCGAAATGCAGCGCAAGGCGGCAAAGGCTCAGGTCGATTCTCAAGCCAAGATCGCCAAGACAACGGCGGACATCAACCGGTCCAACGCTCAAGCGGCTGCCGACATCAACCGGCAGCAGGGTCAGTAATCAACGTGAACCAGCATCACATCGTAACTGGTGTGGTGCGGGTAGCATTCCAGCATCTTTTCGGGATTTTCTGCACAATACATTCCGTCAATGGAATGGGCTTGGTATCCCAAATCGTAAATAAATTTCACGAACTTCTCTTTCGGATAGTTGAAAAACCGTTCCGGAAGATAGCTGTATTCCATGTAAATCGGGCACTTGGTTTTATTGAGCGTGTCGATTGCTCCTTCCAACGCAAACGGCTCATATCCATCCACATCGAGTTTGATGTAATCGGGCAAGACCGAGTTTGATTTGCAGTAGTCATCAAGGGTGATGACATCGACCGAAAACGATTCCTTTTGAGAATAGTCGATTGCCTTATCGACGGTTAAGCAAGTGTTTGGCAACAGGCTCCAAGTGTTGAACACGTTTACGTTCTCAAGTTTTCCAGGCTTGCTGGAGATAGCCACTCGATTTGCAATCAGCTTTGGGCTGTTGATTTTTGAAAGCAGATCAAATTGGTCTTGTACGGGTTCGAACGCATGAACCTCTTCAAAACGATTGATGAAATCGTAAACAAAACCTCCGTTGTTTGCTCCGATGTCAAATGCCACACCACTTTCCATGGTGAGTATTTTGCAAACCTTGTTTTGACCAGAATCTTTTCTTACAGAAAACAGTGGATAAATGTTCATAAAAATTTCAGAGGGGTTCCGGTGTACCATTCATGTTCAGGGATTCCGACGACTGGAAACGGTTCTCCAGCAAGCACTCGCTTCCTGAGTCCCGAAATTCCTTCTTCGCCAAAATAGTTTGGGTGATACTTGCTTCGAAGTGCAGTGTTCAAAACAGCGTGACTTTTGTCATCGGGAGAGTTTCCGAAATCTTTTCTCTCAAATCTGATGTTGGAAACATGCCCCTCCTCGGACTCCCACGTCATCATTCCTTTATGGTATTGGAAATGTACGCCAATGTTGCCAAGCATGATTCCCATGATGCAGTCCTCAAACCCCATTCCGTCGCATAGGGCTTCCGGCCAACCGTTTACGGCCAACAAGGTTCCAACTGGGGCGCACAATGAGCATCCGTAAAGCCATTGACCAGCGCATGACATGGGAACAGAAGTCGCGTTTCTATTGTCATATCCAGCCGGGTTATCCTTGTAATGCGTAACCACTCCGGTGACAGGTTCCACGGTAAGCTCAAACACCTTTCGGTAAGCACCGAGCGTAATCAAACCCGTCTTGGAGGCTTCCGCGACTGCATCGACCCATCCAGGCATCAACACGCTCAAGTCGTCGCAATAAACAATGTGACCGTCCGGAGCCAAGCAAAGGGCCGTGTTGCGAGCATTCGATGCGGCAAACCAGTTGTCCTTTGTCAGTCGATGCTGTCCCTGCCATACGCACGGCTTTGGAGGCACATGAATCACATTGAACTTGGCCATCAAGTCCTTGAATTGCTTGGGCCGAGTCAGGCAATGGAAATCGACCACAACAAGCTGTGAATCGGGAATCTTTTCTTTGAAACCTTGGTGATGAAGAGAGTCGAGAAACCACTCAATATGCGGCTCTTCCCGATTCGTCATGTAGCAGATTGTGACCATGATTTCTTAAGTTGACTTTTGTTGGCTTGCTGGGAATTGTGATTCCGAAACAACAAGATCATTCAATGATTCCCTCCGATCTTCAAGCTCGCATCCTCAATCAACTGCCCAAAATGAACGGGTGGTGTGACCCCAAAAAAGCCCTGGATCTAGCCGAGGCAGTACTCGCATCCAAGCCATCTATATGCGTCGAAATTGGCGTGTTCGCCGGTAAGTCGCTTATCGCAACGGCAATGGCACTTGAGCATGTCGGGTCCGGCAAGGTTTGGGGTATTGATCCTTGGGCAGTGGCCGACTGCTTGGTGGATGAAAATGAGGAGAACAAGAAGTGGTGGTCGCAAGATGTCAATTTGGAGTCCATTTTTGCTGAAGCCTTGAAGCACCTTAGCGACAACGGGCTTCTCAACAAGCACGCAGAATTGATCCGGCAATCTTCTCAGACCGCATGGCGCGGTTGGCCTGCCGACACGCATCAGATCGACATCCTTCACATTGACGGCAATCATTCAGAATGGGCCAGTAGCACCGATGTGGTTTTGTGGCTTCCGTATCTTAAGAGCGGAGGAATGCTGTTCATGGACGATTACGACTGGGAATCGACTCAGACCGCAAAGAAACTCATCGAACGGCAGTGCGTTTTGGTGCGTGAAGAAAAGCTGCCGGAAAGCCACTATGCGGTTTATCTCAAGAAATAAATATGCGCGACATCATACGCGATCTCGCATTGAGAAGTTTGAAAAATTTCGTAGGAATCAACAACGATTACGCGGCACAGCTTAAGGAAATCAGTGAACTAAAGCGACTGATTGAAGAACGTGAAACTCACTGGGAAAAACGTCAGTCAGAATTGATTGAAGACCGCGACAAATGGTTGAGCCTCTACGACAAAGCACAATTCGCAGCAGATTACCTCATGGAACACGCCAAAAACGACGTACCATCTATCACGGAACAAACAATCTGGCCGGTCAAGATTTTCAACCTCAAGCCGGAACCAAACGTCTGCTATTTCAATCCGTCGATTTGCAAGCTGGCAAACGGTCGCGTGTTCATGTTTGTGCGCCGAAACTCCAATCGTGGAGGACAGGAAGGAACCAAGTTTTCGGAGTATAACGACATCGTCGCGTTCGAAATGGACCCGGAAACGATGGAGCCGATGGGCCAGAAGCGAATCATTTCACTCAAGGAAAACCATGTCGGAGAACACTTTGAAGACCCGCGAGTCTTGGCTGTCGGGAATTCTATCTGGCTGTCGGTCTCGTCCTTCGTGTGGAGAAAGTCCTACACTCACCAAGCGTTCTTCCAACTCGATCAAAACCTTCAATGCCTTCTCCGAATTGATCCCGTCTATGGAAAGAATTTCATGCAGGCCACTGTCAACGAGGGGCATGAAAAGAACTGGCTATTTTTCCCGCATGGAGGAACCCCGCACTTCATTTACAACACGCATCCCCATACGGTTTTGCAGTGTGACGGATCTTTGTCCGTTATACAGAAGCACGAAACATGGGAGACAAATCCTCTTTGGAAGCATGGCAACCCTCGCGGCGGCAGCGTTCCTGTTTTGGTTGATGGTCAGTATTGGAGCTTCTTCCATTCCAGCCTTCCTTGGACCCTAGAGAAACGCCGGTACCACATGGGTGTGTACTCGTTTGAGCCGCAGGCTCCGTTCCGAATCACTTCGATGACGAGCCTTCCCCTTCTGACGGGTTCCAACAAAGATCCTTGGTATCCCTTGCTTCCTCTCGTTGTGTTCCCTGGCGGAGCGATCTACGACGAGAAAACGGATCTATGGACCGTGGTGTTGGGCGTCAACGATTTGGATTGCGCGAAGCTCACCATCCCACACGCTGACGTGAAATCATTGGTTCGACCTGTACGCTTCAAGCTCGATGAACCGGAAAACAAGGTGGACGAATTCGCAATCGTTCCGGCGATCCAACAAAACATTGAATTGAAACCGAAAGCATGAAGAAAAACCTGATTCGATGGTTTAAGCGGGCACCTCGTTCATTTACCACCGAGCGCGACATCCCGACTCTTAGCCCAGATGAATTTCAGTCATCCGAGCCACTGATGGCTGGCCTACGTCGATCCATTAACAGCCAAGCGTTTCAAGTTGCCTTGCGAGTGATTGAGGATGCCAAGCCAATTGGTATTCCAGGAGCCGGAACACAGCCCACCGATTACGCCTACAACTATGGCCTTGCGTTGGGATATTCCATGGCCCTCGATAACTTGAGGAATTTGGCGAACATTGTTCAACAGCAGCAAGTCGAAGCGACTTTCACTTACAGCGCAGAAAATCCAACTGAAGTACCTGATACCGTATGAGCGACAGCCCAGACATGCCCCATGAAGCCCTTAATCCGGGCACCATCCCCGTTCATTCGCAAAACAATGAAGGGCCTAGTCCTTTCCTTGATTCACTGCGTGAGTTCGCCTCGAAAAACGGCGCAACAATCGTTCAGGATGAAAAACCCAAGGCAAAGACAGAACCGGTAGCCGATCCGAAGCCCGCACCCGCCGCCAAGATCGACACCACCAAGGTTCCCGATCTGACTAAGGTCGAACCTCCTCCTTCCGTGACGGACGACGTGCCCGCGTCGATCAAGTCCACCAAGGCTGCCGAGGAATTTAAGAAGCTGAAGGCCGAGCGCGATGCCGTGCGTCAGGAGCTTGAGGCCCTCAAGAAGGCCCCCAACGCCACCGAAGAATACGTCAACAAGCTCAAGGTGATTGAGGAGGAGAAGAAGGCGTTGTCGGAGCAGCTTCGACTTCTCGACATTGAACGGCACCCGGAATTCCAGCAGAAGTACAACAGCCGAATTGAGGCCACGCACGAACTCATCAAGGTGTCGGCTGGCGAACAGGGCGAATTGTTGTCCAAGCTCCTGCGCGTTCCCCAAAACGACACTCGCGATGCCCAGATCGACCGCATCATTTCCGAGTTGCCGCCTTCCAAGCAGGCCAAGGTTGGAGCATTGATGGCTCGGATTGATGAAATCAGCACCGACCGATCCAAGGAACTGAACGACGCCAAGACTCGGTACGAGAGCGTAATTCAGACCCGTCAGCAGGAAGCCGAGCAGCAAACCATGTCGGCAAAGATGGCGTCTGAGAAGACGTGGGCCACCGTGAAGGAATCGGCTCGCGCTTTGGAAGTGTTTGAACCCAAGGATGGCGACGCCGCGTGGAACGAGGAGGTTAATGGACGCATTGAATTGGCGCGTCAAATCTTCAATGGGGAGAACGACGAGGCCGACCTTGCCAAAGCCGCTCTATGGGCCGCTTCCGCTCCAAAGTACCGCGAACTGCTTCACGCCCAGATGGCATTGAACGGAAAGCTCCAGGCTGAACTCAACAAATTGAGGAACTCGGATGCGAAGGTGTCCACCAGCAGCGAACCTGGACGCAAATCTCCGGTGAACGATGGACCGGACGCCACTGCGAACGACTTCGTAAAGCAGTTCTTGAAGGCTCGAAACGGAGGCTAACGCGACAACTGGATCTGCAATTCCAGATCGTTGATTGTCTTGAGGCTGTCTCGGACCCACTCCGGGGCAGCCTTTTTTGCTGCCTCGAAATCAGGTCTTTCGATCAGTCGCTTGCTGTTGTGCAGCACTGGTCCCGTTGTCGCGCAACCCGACAGGGCCATCAATAGCAGCGTCAACGTCGCGGTCTTTCTGGGCCTTGAGTTCAATCGCTTCCTTTCGTGACTGCTCATCACTGTGTTTCTGCCAAGCGTCAAAAAAACGCTCCACCAACGATTCAATCGCTGGCAGAGCTTTCAAGGCCGCGATGATTGCGCCCAGAATACCCATGAATCAGGCACCCTTCTTCAGGATGGCCCGCACAATGGCGTAAATGGAAAGCACGGCGGCAAGGGAACCGTCCACGCTGAACGGGAGAGGCTTTCCGGTGATAACCGGGACGATGGCGTTGGCGATTCCGAATGCCACGATCAGCCAAAACTCGGTGGTCTTGTATCCGGTTTTGATCGCGGGAACGGCATCCTTCACGTCGGACACAATGTCCCGAATATGGGGCACAAGAGTGGGCGAAAGCGCGGCAACAGCGGGAAAACCTCCGGACTTGTAAGCGGCAATGCCGTCTTTGATATCCTTGGCTGCAATTCCTGCGTCACCGACGAGTTTGGAAACTGAGGGGTCAATAGAGTCTGCCATAAACTTGTGTTATTTGTTGTTTCTGATGTCCTTCCAAAACCGATAAGCGTACCAAACAAGACCCAAAATCACGGAAATCAGGCCGAAAAGATGGGTCAATTCGGTGATTTGTTGATCGTGAGTATGGATCCATTGCATAAATACACCGCCCGCGATGGGCACCGCTGCTTTGGCTGTATCCATGGCGATGTCTTTATGCTGCTCCATAAGGCTTAAGGCGAGAAGAAATTACTGCCCGACAGGATCCTTAACGCAATCGGTTTTGGGAACAAGGCTTTCGTTGTATTTGGTCACCTGTTCCGAAAGCGAATCGACGATTGGAAGAGCGATGCGTGCGGTTTGAATTCCGCCAGCGCGAACGGCCTGGTCGAGGAGTGCGACGACTTGATTGGTGTGCTGCTCGCTGAGTTTTGTTTCGAATGCCATGATTTTTTTGATTTTGGTTAGAACAGTACGAACGACGCGACTCGGTAAGGCTGGATTGCGGGGGCACCGCCGGACACGGGTGTCAGATCCAACGGAGACCCCGTTGCCGGATCGACCAGAGTCATAATCTGGTCCGCACCCGACAGTTGAATCTTCGTGCAGATTCCGATCAACGTGTTGGTTCCGTTGGTCACCTGAATCTCCTCACCGAGCGAGTAGATCGGAGGATAAGTGATCCAGGAATATGCGCCAGCCTTTTTGAGCGTGCCAGCCGTTGCCGAGACAATCGTGAACGTATCCGCCAGCACGCCAACGTACCCGTTAACAGAGCAGATGTAGTTCTTGTGTGCGCCACCACCACCGATGTTGATTGAGCACTGGTCACCGATGCAGAACTCAACGCCGGTAGGCACCGCAGACTGAGAAGTGTAAAACACCCGGTTTGCGTTGTTCACCGGCCAAGTCGATGAAGCCTGAGTGTCGGCTCCAAAGTTGTTGGCGATGAAGTTGATGTTAATGTTTGCCGGAAGCCGACCGTTGGACGCAAACGTGCCTGCCGAGGTCATGTACTGCGTCACATTACGCAGGCTGAACGAGCTTCCGCCGTACACCGTTTTTGCGGTGTTTCCGGTCACTTCCATGTTCAACCGGTAATACGAATCGTAGTCCGAATTGCCCGTGTAGTTCGGCTTAGCGTCGATTACCAACGCTTTGACCATGTTCAGCACCGTTCCAGCAGTTGCCGCCGTCGTGGCCACATTAGCTCCCGTATCGGCATAAGTTATTTGTACGTTGAACGGAATCGTGAGCGTCCCGGTTCCGGACGAAGGCCCCGTATTCGCGCCCACGTTTGCGTAGGACACGGTAGAAGTGATTGCGCCGCGAGTATTTGCCGTCACCACGGCATTTGCCACGTCAAACCCTGATCCAACACCCGCCACGGTGATCGGGGCACCAATGGGCACGGTAATGTCTCCCGTAAGCGTCAGCGTAGCCACATTCGCTGCTCGTTGAACCGTTGTGACGCTGTACGGACCCTGATTTCCGTAGTACACCACATTGGTGATCGTGGCGTACTGAGCGTCGAACCCGGATCCGACACCCACAATTGCCACAACGTCCTCCACGAAAATGCCCACGTTGTTGTTCTGCGCTTTGACCGAAAGCGTGGAGAAATTCGCATTCCGGTAATACGACAACACCGTCAACGAAGAGGACGAAAGCGGAGCTACCAGATTGTTGTCCTTGCAATCCAACGTGCCGGTAACCTGAAACCGAGCGCACCCGCGAATTGTGCTGTTCCCCTCAAAATTGCACACCGACGAGGTCGTCATCTCGTAAGCAGGAACACCGCTGATCGCATTGACCGGCACCTGTTGCTCAATGAAGAACGAGGCATCCTCCAACGTGGCCGACTTGATCGAAAAATCCCTGTTGGACTGCTGATACGCACTGGCATATCCGCCTGACGCCCTAAAGCCGTAGGCGTAAATGTTGTCGCCGGTTACACCACGAATGAAATCGCCCAGGCTTAACCAATTCGAACATCCGTAGAGCACGATGCCGTTGCTTTCAGTTCCGTTCGGGTAATACGAATCATTGATGTCGTTAATTGAATTCCCAGTTGAAATGATATTGTTGCAGTATTCAAAGTGAATACCTGTCCGCGCACTGGAGATGTTGTTGTTGGCCACCAAGATGTTTGAGGCCGCGCTGGACGGTACAAATGGCAATGGATTAACAATCGAACCGTATCCCGCAATCGCTATAGGAAACCCAGCGAAAATCGAACCGTACACATCCCCAATCACGTTTTTGAACACGTTGCCAATGATCGAAATGCTCCGATCTTTGCCATTCGTTGCGTTGATGAGAATGCCACAACCGTTGTAAATCGTGTCGAAATAGCAGTTGGCGATGATTGTCTCCGACACAGAATGAGTCGAAGCCACCGATTTGTTCACTTCCCGCAAATACCCGTACCCGCAGTAGTTAATGAACCGGCAATCGACTATGGTCAGCGAATCCAGAGTGCCCGACCCTGGATCTGTGCAGACCAAGTACCAAGGGTTCACGTTCGGAGCGATGCCCTTGAACGTCAGCCCACGGAACCACACCACACCAGTTCTGAAAAAGAACACCCGAGCGTCACCGCCTTGCGCGATCTGAATTGTGCCTGTCCCAAATGCTCCAAAACTGCCAAGAATATTGAACGTGATGCTCTTTCCCGCAGTGCCAATCAGCGTGCCGTCGATCTTGAAAACCACCCCATCGGGAATATCGACGTAATAAGGCGCGTAAATATCATCCACATTGCTCAACCGGAATGTGTAGCCTTTTGGAAAGCAAATGTTCTTGCAGCCCGAATCCAAGGCATTCTTGAGTGCCTGAGTATCGTTTGCATATCCGTCCCCCACCGCACCGTACATTCGAACGTCCACGAACTCGTTGTTCATGTCCGTGAATCGTGTGCCGTTCCATATCTGGTAAGCTCGATTCGTTGTATCACCGATGATCCGATTGATGTCATTCGGACCAAGCCCCATCGACAAGCGTTGAGGTGATGGAAGTATGGACAAATACGACCCCTCACCCGGAACGCGCCAGGTCGTAGGGGTCGGGTTGTACGGGGTCGCCGGGGTTGAGACTCCGCCGCTCATTTTGTTTGTCCGTTATTCGTTACCGGTCGGGAAATCGCTCATCAAACCCAGCTTGCCATCAATATCGGCTTTCAAAGACGGATCAGCGTTCGTGTAGAGACCAAGACCATACTGGGTTCTAACGGCAGAACGCTGTGCAGCATACGAATTGAGCGCAGCAACAAGCGCGTTGGTGGCGTACTGCTCAGGAGTTATCTTGTCAGAGTCATCCTTGCCCTTGTTGGCCAGATTTGTGACGTATTCCAAGCCCTTCTGCTGGGCGTCAGTAAGAGTTAGCGAGATGTCCATAATTTCTAAATTTATTAAATGACATTATACGAGAACCACACCTTTCCACGCTGCACCGATATAGGCGTAGAACTTAGAATTGGTGGTATCAATGTAAACAGCCACACCTTGTGATGGAGCGGGTACACCTGTAGGTGCTCCTGGGCCAGATTGAAGGCAAATAAATCGACCAGTGGCAGTAGTACTTCCAGTTGTCTGAGGACACAAATTTCCGTTGACATCAATCTGTTGTCCGGTGTTTGTGCTTGCGGCAATGTTTGAAAGCAGATTAAGTGCTCCCGTTGCAACCAAACTGACGCTGCGGTTGTTGCCTGTACCGCCTTTTGCGTTTCCAATCGTCAATACGTTCGCAGTAGTAGCCCAATCAAATACACCCTTTTCGTAATTGACCGTGGAAGTCGCTGCATCGGTGTTCCAGGCTTCAATGACAGACGCAGCTCCGGTAATTTTGGCAAAAGATTTAACCGTAAGAGTGTTAAAACGATTTGAAGCAGTTCCAAGATTAACACCTGCATCTGCAATGGGATTCAGATTTCCGCCACCCATCTGTAGCCCGTTAGTGCTACTGCCGCTAAGATACCATTGATAGCTTGCAGCATCAAAAAATACAGGACGAACTGTTCCAGTGCCTGCAGCTTTAGCTCCAATGGTAAGAATATTGGCATTTGTCTGCCAATCAAACACTCCGCGCTCATAATTGCTCGCGTCGGTGTAGGTGTTGTAAACGCGGAAACCTTGGGCATTTACACCGTTGCGCTGGGCGATGGTTTGAGCGGCGTCTCGGTACAAATAAGTATCAGCATTCCAATCAATCCATCCACCTGAAGGAATTTTAAATTCAGCAACAGTTCCGCCAAGATACAGTGAACCATCTGTCCAAAATTGATGCGTTTGTACACCAGCTAATGATATTGAAATAGAAGAAGTTCCTGAACTGAAAAACCCATAATTTGCTCCTCTTCCTCCAAAAACAATAGTTGGAGCAGTGACAAGTCCATTTGAAGAAAGAGTTATTTCACCATTCTTGTTTATTTTAGCCTTACTCACACCACCAACCTGCCAGTCCTGAAGAAGCGAAGCAGCGTTGCTTGCCGTGTCGGTGATGTTGATGAGTTCGCCCGTGAACGTGGTCGCCACGTTGTTCCACGTCTGGCTCAGATTCACTACGGGATTCGAAGCACCCGTGAGCGTTCCACCCAGTACAGTCAGTGGGCCAGTGGACCCTGCCACGTCCGCAGGGGTGTACGGATAACTCGAACCGCCGCCGCTACCCGGAGTCGCAAGAAAGATTTTGCCAGGCATAAGAAGTAAAAAGGATTAAGCAAAAGCGACAAACTCAGTGATCGTATAGCTCGGGGAAGTTCCAGCCACCGACACGATTCCGGTATATCCGGTGTTCGAATAAAACCCGCCCTTGCCGTCCGCAGCCGCCGTGCAGGACACAAGAATCAGATCGTAATTGGTCGTTGTGCATCCCGTGCCAAACTTCACATACAGCACGTTCGTTCCCTGATTCTGAATCTGGATATCCGTGCGGCTAAGATTGGACTGGATCGCATCGCCCGCGCCGCTCTTCACGCCGTTCGAACTGTTCGCGTAAACGCCAGACGGACTGTTTCCCACGCCCTCGGCAATCGCCGCCAGATAACCAAGAGATGCCAGCTTCTGCTGGTTCACGCTCTTGCATCCGAACGCTCCAGCCGAATTGATGACCGATTCCGCCGTTGTACAAGAAATAGTAGGCATATTGAAAACTCCTTACATTCCGCCGCCCGCCTGGCCGCCGCCTCGCATCGCGCCCATCGCCACCTGAACGAAACCGGGACGATCATCCGTCGCGTTCGATTCCTTCGCCTCGCCAGACTTCTCATCGCCGATGTCCGGCCCAAGAGGGGTTCCGTCCAACGCCACAATGCAAGCCTTGCCGTCACCCTTCAGCCGCACCGTCGCGAGCGATTCGAACTCGGCATCGTTGGCCAGGTTCTCCGGAGTCTGGAACCCCTTGGGAATGTCGAACTCGGGATAGCTGTATTTTCCGGCGGACTTCTTCATGTCGAAATCATTCAACGATATTCAACCCCACCTATCAATAGCAAATTGCGACAGCCACTTCGAAAAACAAAAAACCCGGAACCAATGAAGGCTCCGGGCTGATTTGGAAATACCTCGATCAGCTACAAGTGATCGTGGTCAGGTTGCCAGCGCAACGCTTGAAGAAGATCGTGAAGCCCTGATTCGTGAAGATCGGCTCAGGCGCGTGCTTGAACTGCGCGAAATGCCGACCCTTGGTGTCCAGAGGATCAACGCAAGGCACGCCCGAGTCCGTCTGGAACTTGTACGCACCAGTGACCCAGATCCATTCGCCCATGTAGTTGGTCGGCTTCCAGGCGAGATTGCCCACCTGATTCACCGGACGCACCACATGCGACTTGAACACCCACGGAGTCGCCACAAACGCGGCCTCATAGGGAGCCGTAACCCAGCTAGGATTCACCGTCCACTTGTACCCCTTGGAGAGGGTACCCGTGCTGGCCGACTTCACGAACGGTTCCACATAGCTGTACACGCCCGAACCATAGGTAAAGCGGGGCGGGAACAGATTCGGCACATGCCGGAAGTTCTTGATCTGACGATTCGCACCAATGCGCTTCAGCAGCAACGCGCCGGTACCGGTCTGAACACCATCGGTGCCCATGTCCGCGTAACGGAGGTCGGTGCGGAAGTCGCTGGAGTTCTGAGCAATGCGCTGAGAAGCCTCAAGACCAATGTACAACGGGAACACCGGGCCGTCCGAAGAGTAGCTGATGAAGCCAGCCTCGTCCGGGTTGGTCGCACCATTACGAATCATGTTCACCGCAACCTGATCCAGCATTTCCTGGGTCAGTTCGCTGGTCGCCTGATTGAGGGCCTTGCCAGTGCTCGATCCAACCTTCCAAGCGAATTGGTTCACGCCGCTCGGAATCGTCGAATCAATGTCAAAACTCGCGTTCGCCACGGCCGACAGCGAGAACTTGCTGAACAGAGCCTCGTAACGACGTTCCCAAGAACGCTGGGCACGAATGCTCAGCTTCTCAAGGTACACATTGAGGAATGCCTCAATTCGATGATCGAAGGTCAGATCGTCCTTACAGAGTTCAGGCCCCTGAAGGTTGAACTGCTCCGGAGACCAGTTCACCGAGTCAAAACCCACGTCAATCGTGGTGTAGGTCTGATCGCAAACACCGCCGTTGCTGCCATTGGCGGTCGTCACTGCGGACCAGTCTTCGCTCGCATCCGGCTCAATAGGACCGGAAATGAACGAAGTCTGAGTCAAACCGGTACCCTGGGGATACTCGCCACGCTGAATCATGTTCAGCCACATCGAGCGATAGCTCGCACGCTTATACACATCCTGCGCCAACGACTGAGTCGCCTGCGCGAATGCGTCAAAAACATTACAACTCATAGGATTATTAAAGGATTACCGACATTTTTCCACCTTGGCAATGCACGCACACGCATGCCGCCTCAATGGAGTCTTTCCTCGGTAGGCCAATCCAAGGGGTCGAGTTTAGGCCAGGTTCCCGAGTTGCTACGCTCGGTATAGCGACCCGACCCTCCTAATCCTAAGTAAGTTGGTCAAGATAATTGTCTATTATCAGCCAATTACCCGTTATCGATAACTGTATTGGCGTCCACAGGGGCGATCAGTTCTCCGTGCGCCCGTCCACTTCCGTTCGGTTGGCCACCTCCACCTGCGCCGCCACGGATTCAGTCTTCTTCAAAACCTCCTGAGTCACAATCTTCAACGGAATCGGCCCAGCAGCCGCCACCGTCGCAGCAGGCTTGCCCTGAGCCTGTAATTTCAACGCATCATCAATGTGATTATTCTTTTTAGCCATACCCCAAATCCTCACTCACGAATCCCCATCTCGTCCACAACTTCCTTCTCCACTCCCATCAATTTGATCTCCAAGACCTTCCCGTCATCGCCAATCACCAAACGCACACAATCCACAGGGAACTCAAACTCAATAGCCTCACCCTCGCTCTCGCCAACCACAAAACGAAGGTTCTCCAATTCCGGTTCACCAAATATCTCTGGGTTCATGCAGTACATCTCCGTTGCATCCAAAAGTACCAAAAAATTTTGTGGGGGCTATATTAAATCGACCCCCGCCCCTGAGGGACCCCCCCCCGGCCGAGCTCCTACACCTTTTGTCCTAGGAAAGCATTCTTTACTGACTGGTCAAGTATTCGGCAATTAAATATAATACCTATTGTGCGAACGGAGCGGATGGACGAGCGGACGAGCGGACGAGCTGACGAGCTGACGAGCGGACGGGCGGGCGACTTGGATCCGAGCTGACGAGCGGACGGGCGGGCGACTTGGATC